CGATCCATTTTGTCGTTACTCCACTTCCACAAAAACCATAAATTCACCTTCATCTATTTTAAGAATAGCTATGATGTGTTCGCCTTTAAACTTGCGTTCAGCACCAGTAAATGATTTAGCTTTAATAACATGGGTATCAACTTGAATGTTTCCATCTGTTGTTTCTAGTATGATTGATTTAAGATTTATCACTACGCAACTCCATTAGATCATTCCATTTGTATAGCTTCTTGGTTTCATGATCATAAAAATTACCTTTATATTCTTGTTTGTAAGTATTCTTCACTATACCATTCACTTGATCTAACAATTCTTGTTCAGTTCCATAGGCTTTTTCAAACCTCTTCTTCCAAGGATGCCTACTGATAACAGGCTCGACATGATCGCCACCACGATGATGGTCGAAGCATAAGGGAAGCACACTAAAATGTGCATCTAATTTAGTTTTGCCATGCACATGATGAATTTCCACAGCATGATTGGGGAAGCCTTTGTTAAGACACACAATACAACCTATCTGAAAAACTGCATCCATGTGTTTCTTTTCTTTAGAGTTTGGGTTTCTTCCTTTTATTGACACAATCAAATCCTTTATACTCTTCAGCTTCTTTTATTTGTTTTTGTATACGAAACAATCCTTTTTTTATAGATTGATAGTGAATATCATTTAAAGTTCTTGTTTTTATATTCACAAAATCTCTCACTACTTTTTCATGGCAATTAAAAATCTCTCCTAATGAATGATAATTAAATCCATAATCTTTTGTAAGAATTTTTAAATCAGTTCGCATTTTAATTTGCTCAATCTCTTTCATCTTCATCCCATATAAAACTTACAGTAGTTTTACCATGACTATCATACTGAATCTTCCATACCTTGAAAGGACAAGCATTAAGCCAAGCATAAAAGTCTCTAGCTTTTTGGTTCATTTTGAATCTCTTATTAAATCACTAATGTTAAAAGATATAACAGATGTTTCTGAACTTGCTAAATTTTTATATTCATCTTCATACTCACTTATAAAGTTTACTCCAAACTCTTCAGACAAGGGTTCTAATACATCATCAGCGTTATTGGTGTTGTATCTAAATAAATCTATAACATTGTTGTCTTTATCTAATTCAAAGTGTAAATATGAATCACAAAAGAAGTATTGCTCTCCATTATCTGTTTGTGTAATTTCAAAGCCTTGTAGTTTCAAACTTTTGTTATTCTTAATATCATCTAATGGTATTGGTTTGCTTGGTCTGTAATATGTAGACATTATTTTTTCTCCTTTAATTTTGTAACTAATTTATAAAAGTCTCTAGCTTTTTGGTTCATTATTCATATCCTGTTAAAAGAACTTCTCCATGAAGTTCATATCCACTTGAACCTGTGCTATGTTCACTTATGCTATCAAGACCATGTTCTAGAAAATAGTTAGTCGTGTCATAATCTTCATCTTCAGGTCTATATTCTAATACTCTAACAAATAAAGTTTTATCTTCTACTTTATTTAAAGCATCTATTAGTTCTTGTACTGTCATGCTCCATACCACCCTGTAGGAACATGACCTATAGGAAAAAAAACATCACTATCTATGGTAGGTTTAAATCCTAACCTCTCTATTTGTTTAGCTTTATCTAGCCAATATAAGTATGTAGCTTTAGCTTGTTTTTCTGTTGCCTCTCCATCTTGATAGATAACTTCATCTGCCATTTCATGCGATAGCTTTTCATATAACAAGTCTGCTTCATGTTGTGTTTTAGGATTAATCTTCATGCACCATACCTCTTGCGTTCTTCTCTAGCGTTGACCATCTTGGTTCTCCATTCTTCAAAGCCTATCTCTAATGCTTTCAACTGCACCTTGAGAGCAGACAAGCCACCTTTGGCTTCGCCCACGCTTAATCTAGCGTTATAGACTTCAATTTTAGATTCTGCCCATGTCTCTTGAGCAGAAGTAGTTTTCATTCCATCAGCCAGTGCCTTGAGTTTGAGAGTAGCTAACAACTTTTTAACATCAGCTTCGTTCTTAAAGACCAAGTATTCAGTTTTCTCTATCAATGGAGCAAGAGTTCTAATCTGATGCATCCAAGATTCTGTTTGCTCATCCATTCTCAAGTCTCCTTATTAATATCATTCAAGGCTTTTCTTCCATGAATTTCATTAAAGACCCTTTTAGCTATTGATTCAGTATATGCTTCTTCGCCATGCCTTCTTCTTTCAGAAGAGTTCATACTAAACCACACAATGAAATTAGTTTCATAAGATTCAGTATCGTCATATTCAAAAACATCATCCATTATTCACACCCCCAGTTTGTTTTTATGGTATTCATCTCTCTGTTCTTCAATCTTGAAAAACAAGTAATCCATCAATAGGGAATGTGGAGTAGACCCACTTCCCTCTGCGATTGGTTTCAACTGCTCGATCAATTCCGAGTAGTTCTTCATCAGTTCAAAAAATATATACTGGTCAATAGAATTTTCTATCTCCTGTATCAACTCTTTGCCATACAAAGGTTCTGCTTTAAAATGGGATATCTTCATCTGAAATCTCAGGTTTGTTTACAGGCTCAACTGGTCTAGTGTCTGCCTCAAAATCTTCTTTCTTTTTCTGTGGCTGTGGGATATCCAAACGAGCATACTTGTAATCGTTGCCATTTTTAGACTGCCTATCCCAAAGAGCAACACGCATTTTTGCTTCTTGTCCACTCTTAACTTTCTCAACTAAAGCCTTGAGCAAGTTCTTATCCAAGATAACATGACCAGTCCAATCAGGCTGTTTCTCATTATCCTTGTAGTTATTCGTAAAGATTGCTCCATCACTTTGCATTCTCTCTTCATTGCTATCCTCCATCTTTTACCTCCTTTGGTAAATTTGTTGTATATTCTTGAATCCCAACAGTAAGAGCTTCATAGTGTTTAGGAAACTTATCTTTAAGAGTTCCTACTTCTTCACTGTTATTTTTATAGGCACTAACAACTTCATCCCTAGTGGCATAAAGTTCTAATGTCTTTATAAATCCATGCACAAAAGCATCTGCCCAACCTTTAGACCCCATAGCATCTTCCTCAACAACTTCTTCCTTTACAGGTTCAGCTTTCTTTACAGGAGTTTTCTTGGGAACAGGTTTCTTGCCTACTTCCTTTTCTGCTTGATTGCCATCATCATCATCAACACCAACACCACAAGCAAGAGATAAAGAATATCTACGAGCATAGGTCAATGCACTTCCAAATCCTTGAGCAGTTCTTTTGTCTACAGGAAGAAATATTTCTCCTGTAGGTAACTCTGCTCCATGACCATGAAAGATTGTCTCTATGCAGATTCCATTCTCTGTATATTTAGATACTTGCCTATACAAAATACCATGCTTAATAAGAGAAGGTTTTACTGCCTTGATTACTGATTCTAACGAAGCATACTTGCTTTTGAAGTGAGGATTCACTTTGTCAAATTCAGCAGATGTTATCTCGCTATATGCCTTTATCAGAGCATTAATTAAATTATCTTTAGGTTCTGTTGTTTTTTTATCAGTCATAATGTACCTCGTTATCTAGTTTATTAGCCATTTTGCTACCCATTTGTTACCCCCTCTTTTGCTTTTTTATATTGTTTCATTCGTTCTTCAAGCTCCCAATCGGATTCATCTTTCAGATCAAGACTGTTTAAAAACTTATCAAATAAATTTAAATCACTCATCTTCTTGTCTAAATCCCACAATTGTTGTTTAATCCTTAACCATGCATTTATTACTTTTTTTGCATGGTCTTGCTCCTGCTCATAATTATCGTAAAGACTAACTATGACATCATTGATTATTTTAATATCTCTACTCATCTGACTTCTCCTTGTTGTAATTTGGTTTCCTCATAGTAAAAAGCTACTTGCACCCCATCAATAGTTTTTATGTCTGCGACATCATCAAGACCTACTTTCTCTTGATCAGATAAAGTGCTAATAATTACCCAATTAGTATGACCAAATTTATTATCACAAATCTCGTCATAATCCATTCCCTCATATTCTTCATAATAAAAAACAATACTCGGTAATTTAATACCAAGTTCTTTATCTTTTATCTCTTTGAGTTCTTTTTCAGAAAGAGTGTCGGCAAATGCCCAATTAGTATGACCATATTCACTATTACAAATATCATCTATTTGCTCTGTTATATCTCTACTCATCTGACTTCTCCTTGTTGTAATAATGGTTAAAACCTTGATAATCTTCTATAACTTTTCCTGTATGGTTATTTTCTCTATAAACTTCCATATAACCACATTGATAACATTCAGAAATATGTCCTGTTTCGCTATCATTAAAATTCTCATTAACAGCATCAGTAGATTTACATTCTGAACATATCCAATCTCCACATATACTACTCATCTTCATTCTCCTGTTTTCTTTTATTAAGTAAGTTTATATACCTTGTCCATAATCGTCTGTCTGTTGGGTGCACATCACCACTCACTCGCCACCAATACTCACTTTCCCTCCAACCTTTATAGTATCTGCTTTCAACTTCAAACAACCTGTCTTTTATTTGTTCTACTGTTAGCTTATTACTCATTAGGCTACCTTATCCTCCAAATCTTGTATTTTTTTCCAAGTCATATTCTTGTACTTATTAAACAAGTCTTTAATAAACTTGGGAACATCTATCTCTTTAAAAGAGTTCATCATAATATCTCTCTCAACAAGGCTTTTACATAAACCATAAGAATCCCATTCAATTCTTAAAGGCATATTGTCTGCATAATAAGGAATTTGAATACCTGAATTATAATGAAATCCTTTTCTACGATTAAACTTCCTTACTTTGTCCTGAAGTTTAAGATGTCTAACCCTTGATTCTTCTTCAAGTTTTTTAATCTCTGTTTCAAGTTCACAAAGACTTTGCCTTTCATTATCAAATAATTGATATTCTTTAGTTTGTTTAAGTCTTTCTAATTTTTTTAAATGGTATTGTTCCATTAAATTCTCCACCTCTTTTGAAATGAAGTTCCTTTCTTTAGCTAATAATTTCATTTTTCTCCTTTTGAAATTGATCACAAAATTCAGCCACATCACAATAGTCTTTACATCGAATAGCTTCTCCCTTGAGAAATTCTATGTTTAGAATCTTCTTGTCATCGTGACCACCTACATACTCATCAGCTAATTCTTGCGTATCTAAAACACGCAGAGCAGATTTCCTACCCTTTTTCATAACTCGATAAGTATCTTTTCTTCTCCAAACTTCAGCATCACTACACAAAGGCAGTGTTTGAGTGATTAGATAATCAGCTTCTGCATCTTGATGGATTGAAACTCGTTGTTTGATAAATTCTTCTTGTTCTTCGTCACTCCATTTGGTAATAGGAATGACACTGACTGGTGCTTTGGGATAGTCATCTCCACTTCTCAACATTTGGTTTTTGCTCCAGTCTCGATTGATCGTAATTATATTTAACTGGTCAATAGAAATTTCAGGGTAGTTTTGACGAAGCAACCAATCATAGCAATTAAGCTGTTGTTCCCACTCTATCTTCCCATCTTTCATTGCAGAAATTACTGACCACACAGAAGTAACCTTGTAATCTTTTAAAGTATTAGTATCTAAAGAGATTGAATCAGTCTGACCACTAATAGTCCAACCATTGACCTTGGCATACAACCTTTCTTCTGTAAGAGTGTTCTCGTTGCCCTCATTGGCTCTCTCAAGGATAGTGTGAACACTTTGACCTAGAAGTTTCCAAATCTCGTTAGAGACATCCACAGTGATTTCAGTGTCATGTTTCTCTTTAAGGAGTCTAATGCGAGGAGGAGCAAGTAAACCAGTGACTGACATAGTAGAAGCACCTTTAGAGTAGCTATCGTTATGTACTGCCCTGATTATCTCATCAGGAATGTTTTGATTGTTAGTGTATTTCAATTTGTATTCCTTTGCCTTTCTTTCTAATAGATACAACATTACCAACATCAGCTTGAGCCTTGATGCCCTTGATAGATATTCTTCTATCTCCTCTAGCATTGTTGGTTCTATATAGATTGATAACAGTTTCAGTGCCATCAACAAACTTGGCTTCTAATGTGGCTCTATCGCCTGACTTCATCTTTGCAAAGTCAACACCAAAAACCTTGACAAACTCTCTTACACTTTTATTAGCATCTATGATTGCTTTGTCTAACATTGTCTTGGTGAGTTTGATCTGTGCTGTATTACTCATCTTTTATCTGCTCATTGTATTTGTCTGCAACACTTTCTAGTTGTGCTACCAATTCTTGCATTGCATCTATTTGAACAATATGTGCTTTTTTAGTTGCTTCAAAAGATTCTTCAGTTTGTGTAATTTTTAATTTAAATTCATCAATGGCAGTCTTTAAGTCTACCAATAACATTAATTGATCTTGCTTCATTTGATTCTCCATATACCTATGCCATCGTCTAACTTTCTAACAGTTAATTTCTTGGTAGGGTTTTTATAAGAGAATCGCAAGACAAAGTTCCTAATGATCTTTTGCTCTTGTGCAATTTGGGTCTTGGGTATTGGTATATGTATATTGTCATTAACTTCTAAATCATCTAAAGGTAAGTCATACTTTCTTGGTTTTCCTCTAGTATGTTTAGGTAAAGGTACACCCTTCTTAATCTCAAATTCCATATGGTCTCCTGTTAAACTTTGTAAGACTGCTTATCAACAAAACCTGCATTATTTCTTTTTACAAGTCCTGTATCTATGTTTGTTTGATTTTCTAGTTTGCCAATGATTTTAGCTATTTCAAATGATATGTTTTTTAATAAGACCTCTGCTTCAAAGTCACTCACCTCAAAGTTTTGATGTTCCTTTAATATTCTTTTAGCGATATCACTTCTAATATCAAGACCACCAAACATTTCTTTATGCACTTGATCTTCAAGACCAATCAGGACATTTAAAATCATGGTTCTTGCAAGATGATTTGGGTTAGTAATTTCTTCGTTATTCCATTTCATATTTTCTCCCTTTATGAATGTGTAAAACTTTAGTATATAGACTATGTGAATTTTATCAAGATATTAATGTGATATAAATGAGAGAATGATTTGATAGCTTGATTAGTAAGTAATAATGATTTAATATTTGGGGATGGATTTAAACGCTGAAACAAAACTTGATTTTTTAGTTCTCAAACAAGCAATCAGAGACTGTGGAAGCAAAGACATTGATATTTCAAGCAACGCACTCTCTTATTTTATATCAGATGACTTTAAAAAACTAGCAAAACGCATTCATATAGATGCAAGTATGGTTAGAGGTGCAGTTGGAAGTTTAAGTGCTTATCCCCTGTTGTCAAGAAAGAAGTTAGCCAATGATATGGCTAAAGAGATTGATGTTGTGTGGATAAAAAGAGTTTCTTAGTAGGTATATGTACCTAGTAAGTATTTTTAATAAGTAACTACTTAAGTAGTAAGTATATACAGACTATGATGGAGGTCAAATGCAAAGTCAAGAAGTAAGTGATATTAGAAGTCACATTAATCACAATCACAAAACAAGTAATTTAGGTGATGGTCAATACAAGATCACTTGCCCTAACTGTCAAGAAAACAGAACAAAAAATAGAACAGACACCCCATTAAGTGTCAATATCAATTCAGAAACCATAGTTTATAATTGCCATCATTGTGGAATCAATGGTGCATTTCCAAGAACACAAGGAGTTAAAATGTCAGTCGTTAAAACACCCCCAAAGAAACCAACAAAGCCAATCAATCTGCTCAAAGAAACCAAGTCAGATAAGACTGTTGAATGGTTATTGGCACGAGGGATAAGTCAGGAAGTTGCAGAAGATTCAGGATGTGTTCTGGCAGAAAAAAATAATTTACCAGTCATAGGTTTTTCTTTCCACGATGGTTCTAACACTATCGCAGTCAAGTGGAGAACAGCAAATGGTAAGAAAGATTTTTGGTGGGATAACAACGCAGTCAAACTATGGGGTAAGCAAACTTTTAAGGATGATTTGCCAACAGTTGAATCAACGATAGTTATTTCAGAAGGCGAAATGGATTGCCTTGCCATAAAGCAAAGTTTTAAAGATCATAGCAATATAACAGTATTTTCAGTGCCGAATGGAGCACCAAATAAGGCAGACGATACTAAAAAACTTGACCCTAATGAAGAGGGTAGGTTTAAGTATGTGTGGAGTGAGAGAGCAAAGTTTGAGGGAGTTGAAAGGATTATTCTAGCTACTGATAATGATGAAAGTGGAGATGCTTTAGCACAGGAGTTGTCTCGCAGACTTAATAAAGCTAGATGTTATAAGGTTGATTACCTTGGACATAAGGATGCAAATGATCTATTAATAGAAACAAATGCAGAAACTGTTAGACATCAAGTATTAAACGCACAGCCAATACCCTTGCATGGTCTAAACAATATAGACTTTTACGATAATGAGTTTCAAACCTTGTATGAACAGGGATATCCCAAGGGAGTAAGCACAGGATTTGATCAAGTTGACGAGTTGTTTAACCTACAAACAGGCTATCTTGCAGTGGTTACAGGCTATCCATCAGATGGAAAGTCAGCTTTCGTTGACCAGTTATGTGTAAATGTAGCCAAAAATTATGGTTGGAAAACAAACTATTGCTCGTTTGAAAAACCACCTACACTTCATGCAATTCAATTGTCTCAATGCTTTATTGGTCGCCCATTTTTTCAAGGCTCTAACCCACGCATGACACAGGAAGAAAAAGATGTGGCTCAAAACTTTATCAACGAACATTTTCTATTCCAAGATTACCAAGATGGAGGGATGCCAACAATAGAAAATATCTTGGAGAAATCAGCACAAGCAGTAATGAGATATGGAACAAAAATTTTAGTAATCGACCCTTTTAATTTTATACATTCTAATCATCAAGGTTTAGTTACAGATGGCATTGCTGAAATGCTAACCAAAGTTCAGTTGCATTGCAAAAAATATCAAGTTCTTTGCTTCTTCGTTGCTCATCCTACGAAACCTTTTGTGAGGGATGGTAAGAAGAATGTTTGTACTGGAAATGATATAAGTGGTAGTCATAGTTGGTTCAGCAAAGCTGATATTGGATTGACAGTTTATCGTGGAGACAGTAATGTAGAGATACATTGTTGGAAACAAAGGTGGACATGGTGTGGTCGTACTGGTATGACTGCTTTAACTTTTGACCCTTTGAGCAATAGATATGCAGAAGAAGAAGTCTTACAAGATGACTACGATTGGGAGTTCTGAAGAAGAAATCCATGTCAATGATATCGGCAGTCCTTATCTGCATAAGCGACACCAAGTTACAATTAAAGAGTTCTCTAAAACAAAAGTTGGTCGAGCCATAGTGCTTGATCAACACCTAATAGATGTGCTTTTTCTTAATGATGATATTGATACTCAACAACACCATGTTTGTGATAAGTATCTTGGTTTAATAAGTAAATCAGGTTGTTTTGTCAGTAGCTTAGACTTGGGGAAAATATTATTTACTGGTTGTAGAAATCACGGAAATGAACCTCGTGCTGTAATTCTAATAGGGGTTCAACGCACAATCAAAGAAAAGGTGGGTACAAATAAAGAACAGATGTTTTGGAAATTAATGGTCAACAACCCCAAGAAAATAAATGTCTTGGAAATAAAGGTGGTTCAAGAATGTGCTGATGCGATGTTAAATTACTGGTATATCAGTCAGCAAAACCCTGTTTCGTTGTTCCAACAAAGCCTTGTAAACCAGTCTTAACTGGTACAATTTTTTCAGGTTCAGGTTTCTTCTCAACAACAACACCTTTAGCTTCTGCTTCATTGTGTACCATGTGAATGATTTGTTTGTTAAGTGATCTGCTTTCTTTTTTAGCTAAAGCATGAGCCAGTTCGTAAGTTTCCTCCGAACATCTAATGAATAGACTTTTCATCTTTTAATTCCTCGTTAAGTTCTTCTTTAAGTTCTTGTAATGCCATTTCAATATCTTCTGCATAGATAATTTCATGTGCATCCTGTACTTTTGCAATGGCAACACTCTCTCTTCCTACTTGATAAAATCTATCTGTTTTAAGTTGATGAATGGCAGACTTTATAAGCCAAGCATTACTCATAATCAAAGGGTCATCTAATAATGTAATGGCAAAAGCCATAGCATCCATTTCAGTTGCAAATATCCAAACCAAATGTTCCCATTTAGCACTGCTTTTTGTACTGTTGAGATTGGTTGGGTCAGGGATATTTAAGTTATAAGTGTGTCGAATTACTGCAAACATTCCTATATTTTAAGTGAAATGCAATCAAATTGAAAGCTGTTCTACATGGAACAACAGATTTATGTTCATTCAGAGGGAGAAATATTATTTACCAGTCACTGGAATCATGGATTCAAGCCCTACTGCTGTGTTTTTGTGTCCACCACACTTCCACCACCTGCGAAAAAATATTATTTACCAGTCTAGAGAAATATCAAACACCAATACAAACACTAATACAACTGGACTATCATTCATACCAAAAAAAAAGGGCAGACATTTGACTGTCTACCCTTTTAAAAAATCTAACTAACTTAATTAGACTTGGAGGTCTCACTCTTATGAAGTGATTGGAAAGGCGTTGTATTTGGATTGTTCCTTTAATGCTCATCCAATTGTTTAAGCAACCTTATGATTCTTAATATACATGAATGATTGCAAAAAGCAATACTTATCTACACTTTATCCACACCTTTATCCACAGCCTAATACCAGTAAAATATATTTTTCTTGAGATAAAAAAGTATTACTTTCCCACCCCCTCGCAAACCCTTGAAATATATATGACTAGTAAATATTTTTCACCATCTCCTTCGTTTTTTTGTAGTGTTTATTTGGTAACACCTTATTTTAAGCCAAAAAAAAAGGCGACAACCACTAATTAAAGTGGCTGTCGCCTTAAAATATCGTCTATTTTTTACATTCCATAGGAAGTTTCCAAATCCTATAACTGCCATCAGTCAATTGTTTGGCTGACGATTTTTTCTTGGAACGAATAATGGCTTGTCGCATATTTGCGACCTCATTGTGGTTCGCAACCACGACTGAATCGCCATCATTCATCTGTGAACATAAAATCGCCCACTTTCCACCTCTTCTGTTGCTAGGTAAAGGAATACCCCTCTCTATCTTATAGATAGAGTTTTTATTTATATTAGTCATATCACTTTTTCTTCCTCTAATACAAACAAAATTATTTTATCAATCCTTAAACATAGGTTTAGTTTGATCTTCGCAATCATTACAATAAGCGTATGTATCTTCGCAATCGCCAACAATATTATTTAATTCATCTGCCCATACTCGCCAAGAAATATTATCTTGCTTACAAATAGAACAACACATAGTCTTTGTGATTTTGATTTCTCCAACATCACTTGCACTCATGTTTCACCTCCAAACTATCACACCATAGTTTAAATACATAACTAGATTCATCTTTTGATAAGTCATAGTTATCTCTCAACCATTTAGGAGCACCAAACATATTAATTTCTCCACTTTCTTTAAGACCATTTAGTTCTTCAAAAAATGAAGAGATATCATCTTCAAGATGTTTCATAATGACTTGGCTCATGATTTCACCTCTCTATTTTTTAAAACACCATTAGGGTATTTCAAAAAACATGAGACTAACAACCAGTCAGCCTTGCTCAAGATATTAGGCAATTCTCCAATAGGAGTTTTACCTGATATCCCATACTTGCTTTTCATTTCTGAAAAGACTTTCTCTATATCTTTATTCATAATTTACCTCCAAAGTAATTTGAATAAGTCAGTTTCTGATTTCATCCTTTTGGAATCATTCAGGCTAGATACACATCTAACTATCAGAAAAACAGCGAGGTGGAAGAAATATATTACTAGTAAATAATATATTTCTTGCCACCCAGTTGCCCAGTTAATCTCCTTGCTTTGATAAAAAAGTCTGCCCATTAAAATGAGTTTCACTTATACCATTATCGGAAATTTCAGCACGATATCTAAAACCACAAGGCAAATCCATTCCTTTAGGAAAAACCCAAAGGTGATATTGATTAGCAGTGTTTACCAAGAAACAGTCAGGAGGATATATCTCAATCGCAAACCTTTCTTTTCCATCTTCGCAGATAACATTTTTTATCTCTTGCAAATCAGACCATGATCTAATGATTTCTTTATCATGTCTTTTTATGCTCAAATAATCCATGCAGTTTTTTAAAGGTTCATGCCAAATATCAACGATATCTTTACCTACATATTGTCTAACTTGATAAGTATCATTTACATAAATTTTTGCCTTTCTCTCATTGTTCAAAAATTCCTTGGCTTTGCTCCTAGATATATCAACGCCACTATCTTTACCCATTTGCTGAATTAGTTTAATTTGATCTTTAAATTTCAAATTATCCCAATTAGTTTTATCTTCTCTAACAAATCTATCCATAGTTTAAATCTCCTCTAAAGATAGTTTGCAAAGAGAAAGAGTGGGGAAAACATCACCCCCATTTTTAACTCCTTTTGGTTTATAGAAAAATCCATCTGAACATTCAAGAATTTCTCCAATTATTTTTCCACCTTTATTAAACCTAACAAGAATTTTGGTTTCGTAGTTAAGTGGAATTGTATTTTTTTTATTCATAATCTACCTCCATAGTAATTTGAATAAGTCAGTTACTGTTTCGACTCTTTTGAGTCTACCTACCTATAAATAGATAAGTACCACTTTCGTGGTCATCAGGGAAAATACGCATTTTCCGACAGAAATTGCCATAATTGGCTTCACCTCCTCGCTTGTGAGAACGAATCAGGGGAGGGTCAAGGGTCTAATGACCCCTGAAATACCCCCCTCTTAAATCGCATCCTAGTAGAAACTCGAAGTGTCTACATAGATTTTCTCGCCAAATGCCAGTTCTTCTGATTGATATGACTTGTAAGTCACACACCAAAAGACTGGAACATCAGGTTCTACATCAGGACTAACATATCCCTCGCCATCAGTGAAGTAGATGAATGCTTGAACATCGTCTACATCGTCTGAAAAATCGTTGAATAAATTAAAGGGAGGGTCGAAGTTAGTTCCACCCCCACCCCTAACAGTCAGTTCTAAATCATCGCCTTGATCTAATTCATAGATATCCCACCACTCGCCCTGTTCATTCTTACGAACAACAGTATCGCAGTAGCACACCCTGATTTTTTCAAGACGACACTCTTCAGCCATTGCCTGTATCTCGGTAGCAAACATATTAAGTTCGTGTTGAGAAACAGACCCTGAAGTATCAATTGCAATAGCTAGTTCGCCACCTTGAGGTGAACGAACCTTACTTGGCAAATTAATACCTCTCCAAGAATGATTTCGATTTAGCCTTGACCATGAATAGTCACTTGCTACGACAGACTGTAAAAGATTACTTAATTCTTCTTTCCAGTCTACTGAAACATCTTGATTAGCTTCAGCCAAACCTTGACCTGAAGAAGTTCCACCCTCGCTCATTCCATGTAGCTTGTCAGCCATTGAAACTGCTCGTTGAATTTCGCCTTTGAGTTCTTGCATTTCTGCATCATTCATTGGCTCACCATCTTCAGTTGTAGCATCCCAAACTTCACCAATTGCAGATGGGATTGAATCAAATGTTGTTTCACCAGTATCGCTACCAGTAGCTTCGCCATTTGCTTCGCCATCTTGGTCAGATTCGTCAGAATCAGATTCGTCAGAATCATCAGAAATATTATTTCCTTGACCAGTATCAGAAGTTTCTTCGTCATCATCAGAATTTCCACCTTGAGGGTTTTGTTGATTAATCTGATCGATGGCATCTTGCAACGCATCTTCATCTTTAACCAATATTTGATAAACCTCTTCAGCATTCATTCCATGATATTTATAATCAAGACATCCCCCATTAGGAAGTGTGTAGCCAAGATCATAAACGAGATAAGCATTGATCACATAGTCACAAGCAATATTCCAAACTTTTGGATGCCTGTTTCCACGCCTGATCATATGTTCATAAACCACATGAAGCGATTCATGAACAAGTACCCCTTGCAATTCTTCTTCATTGCAACCCAAGACCCATTCAGGAAAATAAAATATATTTTTTCCGTCAGTTGCCATAGTATCGCAACGAGATTGACTAACCTCCACTGGTTTAAGATGTAGGAGGATGGAAGCCATCCCCACATTACCTTTCATCAGTTTTGATCTAGCTTTAATGATATTGTCTAACGCATCAGTCATTTTTTCCACCTCTATAAATTTGACCTAAAAGGTCATCGACAGAAATAGATTCGACAGACTCTTTCATTTCTTTTGAAAAGTCTTTTCTACGCTTGTCAGCAATGTCATCGTCATCTTTTAAAGAATCAATGCCATTGTTCAAACCATTAATACGAGCAACCAGTGTGACCAGTTTTTGATGCGAATCATTAACCAATTCACTATCGCCTAATATGTCCTTATTCCAAACTTCAAGTTGTTCAGGGTAAGTTTCTAGCTTATCGAAGCTAGACTTATTCCAAAACCCTTTTTGTTTGTTTTTAGGGTCATAGTTATGCAATTTATCTGCTAGATCATTCACATCACCAACAATATTGCCGACACATTTATCGACCACCTGTTTAATGTTGTTTCTTGTTCTAGTGATAGCTTGTTGCTCTATCTTTTTTGCAAGTTTCTCGGAAACTCCTAGGCGTATGTCACTGCTATTCCAAGATGGAACAGTAGTGATTTCAAATTCAAATCTGAATTTTCTTTCAATGTCCTCGACTTGAGGAATGTTCCAAGCATCAAATAACTCGCCAAGATTTCTCCTAGCTGTTTCATACTTTTTAGGATAGCTTTTAAGAAAAGCATCAACCTCTTTATCCCACACTTGCTTCGCTTTATCTATTTCAGATTGAAGCTGTTCAAGGTTAGTGTTTGGACATAATCTCCAACCACTCGCAGAATTGCCCTCGCTATCCCTAGAATTATCACTCCAAGGAAGAGTCAATCTGTAATAAAAATCATTTCTAATTCCATTTAAGATTGAACGAAAATATTTATTAATATCTTCACCAAAGACATGAAGTTGAGGATTAACTAATTTTTCATCAGCCAATCCATGCTCTTCAGCCAGTTTGCTTCTGAGTTCTTTATTGACCTTGATGCCACTAGGATGTTTCGCTGTTAGGCGAACCAGTGTGGCATTTTGGTGCAATGTTGTACTCAAATTGTCATCTTCATTTTTCATAATAGACCTCCATCTAATTGTGAAAATTGCTGTTTCGATCTTACGATCAGTTCATCTACAACCTAGTAAATGAACCCCACTTTCGTGGTCATCAGGTGAGAAAAAAAATCTCACGACAGCAGAACAGAAAATATATTTAACTAGTAAATATAAATTCTGTTCCATCCCCTATGCCTAGACTTCTAGGTCTTGATGCTTGATTTTGAATTTGCTATATCTAGCAGATTCAACCACATCAGGTCTAGCACCTACTATCGATCTAACAAAGAAAATTCCAAATTCAGGAGTAGGAAGTTTCTCTACATAATCAACAGCATTAGAAAACCATTTATTAAGCACATTATTTTTGCACTCTTTAATGGAGCTCATTAGTGAAACACAAGTCGCATATTGCAGACCTAGTGAATCAGGGATTTCTACATCTTCGCCATTTAGTATTTTAGGAATGCTTGGAAGCACTTCTTTAGCTAAAGATAGAAAAGACATAAATTCAACACTCGCAGTTTCACCCACATCACCATTGATAAGTTCCTGAAGAATTTCTTCAGGAGGGTTAGTTTTTAAAGTGTCACTCAATCTAGTCCATGCTCTTGGATTAGTTTGAGGGGTTAAGACTTTAGGGTCAAAGTCATAGAGAAAATCAGGCTGAAAATTAATGAACCCCAAAATGTCGTGATGCACATCATTTTTCACAGCCCAAGATAACCAGTCATTAACATTAGACTCAACATTAATCATGGTGCATCGACCAACAACATGACTTGGAAGTTTATTGCTTCCAGCACGATCAGTTGATCTATTTCCAGCAACGACTATCTGCCAACCTTTTGGCAAGTGATATTCGCCTATCCTTTTCTCATAAAGCAATTGACCACATATCGCCTGAAGAGAGGGATGGCATTGAGCATATTCATCTAGAAAGAGAATACCCTCGCCACTTTCAGGAAGATTACCTAAAAAGGCTCTCTTCTGCTTCTTCGCTTCGATAAATGGCAACCCTGATAAGTCATGCGACTCATACAGGCTTAATCGAAAATCCATAAATCCAAATTCATTCTTTTTTGGACTCACTTCATCTTCAACCAGTTTTCGACCATCAGCTAAATCTTCAGCTAGTGATCGAACAATTGCAGATTTTCCAATACCAGTTCCTCCTAAAAGGAATGGAGTATTGAAACCCTTTAATACAGATTTAGTTATCTGTATAGCTATACTTGTTTTCATAATAAGACCTCCATCTTTTGTATGTACAAGTTAGTTTCGTTGACTGGTAAATAAAAATATTTATCCACCATTCAACACCAAGACTAGATAACAAAATGCTATCTAGTTTCGCCAAAATCTCATTGGCTCATCGGTTGGTTTATCCTGTATTTTTTACAGGGTCATCAAGGAAAACATCTCCATGTACAGAACGAATAACATAATTAAGATTTTCATTTATCTTTATTTGTTTATCGTTAATGAATAAGTTTTGCTCTCCCTTGATCTGTTTAAGATAAACAGAATCAGTCCAAAAAACATAGGAAAAAATAGCATTTAATCTCTCCCTCGTTGTAGATGTTCCCCACCCACATAGACAGAAACTTAAATGAATATTCCCATGTTTGTTTTTGTATGGATGATTGTTCTCCCACCATGCAATTTTATTGTCATGCAAATAAACTCCCATTTCTCCATTGCTTACCCAATCTGATACTGGGCAAATTCTAGTATTGCTCATCACTTTATTTTTGTTTTCAATAAATGCTTCTGCAATTTCTTTTGATACTTTTCTCATAATTTTAGACCCTCCAGTCTTTTTAATTACCAAGATTCCCTCGAAAGGGTCAGGGCATCACTGCTACCTGTTTTAAAATTTCGACTGGAGTCTCGCCAGTCATCATCAGTTGGTTTAAGGTTTTAGGATGTTACTTCACTTAAGACATAACAGATGTTTCTGAACTTGCATTGTTACAAAATCTCCTGTAATTATAGTGCAACCTAAACCCTCTAAATGCTCTAGTAGTTGGGATGTAAATTCAGGCGTATCTTCTATCCCCTCACACACCACAACCCCATCGTCATTTATAACTTTAGTTATAGTTATTTTATTTTCATCCATAATTTTAGACCCTCCAAGGTCATATTTAATTACCAAGAACAGACAGCAAATTGCTATCTGTTTTCGACTGGATTTCACAGTCTCGTCAGTTGGTTTCGTCTCTCCAAAAATAAGTTAAATAGTCAGTTTTTTCCCAATAGCCTTTTACTGGCTCACTTTGGCAAATTTCCCAATTTAACCATGCAGTAGCTTTAGCTTTTGCAAGTCTTATGTCATTGCATTTTAAAACCAAATAACCACCACATAATGCAATAGCATCAAAATAAATATGATGTCCTCTAGGAGTCACACCAGTTTTATCTTTAACGATAACTACATCTAATTTTTCTTTTCTCATAATTTCGACCCTCCAAGGTCAGTTAATTACCAAGAACCCCTTGAAAGGGTAAGGGCATTACTGCTACCTAGTTTAAGTTTTCGACCTTATCTCAAAGGTCATCATCAGTTGGTTTAAATGAGTGAACGAATTTCATTATCAATTGCAGTCTCAAAAGCTAAACTTATTTGAGTTGGTTTAACAAATTTTGAATTGTTTATCCAAGCAATTGGTTTCAAAATTGAAACACCATAATTAATAATGTCAGTGACTTTTCCCTTGATGATTTTTCTATATTCATAGCCACCTTGGTAGCCACCAATAATAGTTTCTTCACCATTGAAATTGTCTACGACAAATTCGTCATTCTCTTTATTTAATAAATACATAATTACCTCCAAGTAATTAAAGTTATTCGCTACATTGCGAACACCAAGAAGAACCTTTTTACAGGCTCGACTATAAATCGATTTAATCTTTTCGCTAGAATCTCACTAGCACATCAGTTGGTTTATCTCATTCCTATTATGCGCTCCAATATTATGGCAATTCTTTGCCTAATATCTTTTCTAACAAAAGGAAATTGTCTTGGATTAGCTTTCACTATTTCAAGAAGATCATCTAAATCATTTGGAATGACTTCATCAATCAATGCTGATTTAGATTTATAAGATTTAAGTTTTAATCTCAAATCTGCTTCCAAGTTTTTTATACTCATAATTCATACCTCCAAGTATGTTTCTTGAACCCCATAATAGGATTCTCATTCAGGCTGTTAATTCAGCGACAGTTGGAGGACTGTCCCCAAGGTTTCAAAATTTAAGTCTAGCTCTTACCCTCGACAATGCACCTATTTATATCTCTAGACGAGAAACCTAAAATCAAAATAGGTCGATACAATTTATCCCAGTTGGGATTTAGTCCTCTCGTTTAAACTCTCGTAGCCTTGCTTCCCTTGAAGTCTGCCCTCTCGACACCTAGCACATTTTTTTAAAAGGCGATTGTCACTGGCTTCTCACTTAATGGTTATCTTTACCAGTCATTCTAGAACCTTTATAGCTTCTGCTATTTAACCCTCGTGGGCTAATTTACCTTTACTCTTTTCAGAACCCTCGTAGGTAGGTAGCGAATCTTTTAAAGACTTAATCCGTTTGGTCTATGTACGAAGTATATATTACTGGTAGAAAATTGCATCAATTAAATCATCATCCATCTCACTTTATTAGATAGCAGAATGAGGGCATTACGAAACTCTCCATACTGGTAGATAATATTTCTATGGATAAAGATAAATTTCAGGACAAAAAACCCACGCTTAAACTGGTCAAAGATAAGACCAAATTAACCATGAAACAAAAAGCCTTTTGCGACCTCATCATCAAGGGCAAGTTGGGAAGTCAGATCGAATGTTATATGGAGGTCTATGATGTGGCTCTAACCAAGGAGGGCAAGATACCTAAACACGCCCATGTGGATTGCAGTAGGTTAATGGCTCATCCTAATTGTTCCCTATATATAGCTAACGCCCTGAAGCGTAAGGAGACCAATGCAGTGGCTTCCACTACTCGAACGAGGAGTTATGTTCTTGAACAGCTTATGAAAGAGTCTAGGGAAGCAGACAGTGACAGTACGAGAGTCAGGGCATTAGAATTGTTAGGCAAGACAGTGAACCTATTCAGTGACACCTTGGAGATCAAGGAGAGCAGAACCAGTGATGATATTGAGCAAGAGATAGAGAGCAAAATAGAACAGCTATTAATAGAAGCAGACCAACCCCAATAAGTAGACCCACCTTTAAAGAATCGATTCCCACACACATGAATGACCCCCACCCCCCAATATATAAT